AATCCAATGCGATTGGTGTTAAATCAACTGGGAACATTCCAACAAATTTATACTTCTTCAATTCGTTGCCGGCTTTACCGTATTGGGTAACTTCGGCGTCAACAGAATAACCTGATGGAGCAGTTGCGTTTGCATCACGAACGTTGCCGGCGTGACTATTCAAACTATTCATCCATCTTTCCATTGTATTACGAACTGTGAAGTCCTCATCGTTGATGATGGTAATCGTCCAGTCGGCAAAGCTTCTGTTGCCAACGAACTTCATTTCACGACCAAAGTAGTATACAGGAACCTGGCCCATTGATGAACCAGGCAACTGTGCAGCTTTTGCCATGAATGTTACTTTTCTGCTTGCATCAACAGCACCATTTACAAATGATGGGAATGTTAAAGAAACAGAGAACAGATTAGGACGAGCACCGTCCCCAGTCATTTGACTTCTAAATTCTGCTACGTTGAATGCCATTGTATTCTCCTATTATTGGTTTATTTATTAGACTGCACCAACAATTGTGGTAAAATCAACACCAGTGCCAACAGCAACAAAGTTCAACTGAATAAAGTTGATTGAACGAGCAGGCTTAATGTAAATATCACCAACGAATTGATTTGAATCAATAACTTGTGGTGTGTTATTTGTAGTGTCGCAAACAACTTTGAAGTCTGTGATACCACGGCGACCTTGAACATCACGCAAGAATGGTGTAATCAAAGAAACAAACTGTGCTCTTGTGAATTCATCATTCAATTCGAACAATGATGACTGTGCTGCACGAGCGATTGCTTTTTCTAGGACGATAAACAAACGGCGAACATTGATACGGTCAAACGCATTTGGTTTGTTCAACAATGTCTTGTCACCGAATAGAACGGTACCTTGTCCTGGGAAAGAAACAACTGGGTTAACACCTGCGGCATACAATGTATCACGGGCTGTCTTTGATGGATTCCATGCCAACTTGATGCAATTCTTAATTTGACCACGGCTGAAACCAGCAGGAGAGAACCATGGATCACGGGTTGTATCTGTGTAAACACATAGACCAGCAACGTCTGCGTTCAATGGCATCCAACGATACACATTGTTATACTTGTCATATTGGTATTTTTGACCGGAATCAGCAACTGCAAATGAAGATGTTGTTCCTAAACTTGTCAACCAAGATGCAATATCTGTAGTTTCGCTTCCACCATTGTTAACAACAGCAGATTGTGGAGGTGAAACAAACGCAACACAATCACCACGGCTTGCTGCAATATTGGTTATTACATAGTTTTGAACGTTTGCAGATGCACCACCTGTCAAAACTAGAGAAATGTCAACAGTTTCTTTACTTGCAAACAAATCGTAAGCTAGTTCCAAATCACCATCTGACACAGCAGCATCAGCACCGCCTGAAAGTGTAACTGTTTGAGCACCACTCAACTGAACAAATGTTGTGCTTGAAGGACCACCCCAAGTAGCATTTGTGGTACTATAACTAACAGGATCAACGGCAAAGATATACTTTGATTCATTGAAAATTACTTGTTTGTAGTAGTTTGATGTGCCATTGATAGATGCATCTGATGCCTTTGAAACAAACGCATATGTTTCCAAAACTGCGCCAGCTGTTCCAAAATTACCATTTGTGTCAACAACAACAATGTGCATTTCATCATATGAACCACCTGCTGAAGCTGCTTGTGAAGATGTGTTTGCTGCACTTGTGAAGTAACCTTTGTATGTCCATGATGCAAAATCTGTTGCATTATCGCAAACAGAAACTGTTAGGCCATTACCAAGAGCACCTGCACAACGAGCCATAAATGCACCGTATGTGTTTGAGTTGTCTGAATTTAGATATGTGTATTGAAAAACATCATCATTTGCAACTTGAACATTTGAATTTCCATCTGCATCTGCGTTTTTTGCGGATGCATTGATTGCTCTAACAACACTTAAATTGTTTCCATATGCCAAAAAGTTGGCAGCAGTAAAGAAAGATTCTGCTGTGTTAGAATTTGGTTTTGCAAAAGTTTTTACTAAAGTGATTTCACTATCAATCAATTTTACTTGATTGGCTGGACCCCAATTAAAGTTTCCAGCAAATGCACCAGCGGTAGTTAGAACAGAAGGAACTACGGTAGTTAGGTCAACTTCTGATACATTTACGCCTGGAGAGATTTGAAATGCCATTTTATTCTCCTTGAATTATTATGTGTCCTTTTGGCAGTAGAATACCATAAAGAATATTTATGAAAGGCTGGATTTACAAGTTGTTAAGTCGTTCTCTGATGAAACTTGCGTAAGTATCACCACCATTTGCAACTTCCCAAATATCTCCACCCATTATTTCAAACGGAACTTCAAGACCATCATCAATGATTGGTGCAGGAAGAATGTTTTCGTCCATTTGGTTCATTTGTTCCAACTGAATTTGTTTACGAATATCGTGATTAACGATTTCTTTAAAGTATTGTTGTGTGGAAACCCAACCAAATATAACAAGTGACATGACCAAATCATCATTTGCACCATCGGCCGCCTTGAACGAGTTCTTTTGTTGTTCAAAGGTTGTCAATTCTGAATATGTGTCAAAGTCATATACCATTAATTTATCACCTTCAATCAAAGTTTTAAGGTTGGAACAACCAATTGCCTTGACCTGTGGTGACATTTTCAAACCCATTTGTATACCACGGGCAAAACCGGCACTCAATTGTTGTGGTTTTTTATTGCCTGTGTATACTTTCCATAGGTTTTCATATTCAAAATCTGCGTGTAATGAATCTGCAACCTGCGGATTATTGTTTATTTCCACTATAACATATGCATCGTTATACATTCTGGCTGCATTATAAATGACTGTTGGAAACAAAATTGGTGTAATTGATGACGAATTGTATACCGCAACCTGCCTATATGGTGTTTGTGATATGTCAATCACCTGAAATGCGGAACAGTCCAGATTTTTACCTTCAGAAACATCAACGCAAATACAATATAAATGATCCGATTTTGCATCATTGACACCATCTTTGATTGGTTGTTCAAAGATTCTTAGGCCATCATGTGTCATAATTGGATCACGGTATGCCATGGTCTGTAACTTGTAACCAGAAATGAGTGTGTTGGACGAACCTAAGAACTCGGTTTCGAATTCTTGTCTGAACTGTCGTTCGGATGTATTGCGGATGGTTTCTTCTTTCCAGGCCTCATCTCGACCTGGTACCATGGACCAATGAATTTCAAAGGTTTTATAGTTGTTTTTCTTGTTGATTGCATCCATCCACAACTTATAAAACAGGTTCATACCGTTTGGAGTGGAAACAATAATAATCTTTGAAGTTTTACCTGATGAAATTACAGGGTAAACTGAGTTAAAGAATTCTTCAGCAATGTTATTTGGAACGAACGCAAATTCATCCAAGAATACTAAGTTAAAAGAACCGCCTCGGATTGCACTTGATGATGTTGATGCTGCAATAATCTTTGAACCGTTTTCTAGTTCCACATTACCCTTGTTCCATACCATAACGCCTTGTTGTAGAAACATAGGCAAGTTTTCGTATGCCAACTGATACTTGGCCAGAATATCACGTGCCAAAGAACCTTTGTTGGCCAAAACAGCCACGTTTTGTGTATCTGTAAAGAGTGTTAACCAAAGAAGATATGCAACCGATGTGGTGGTTTTACCAACCTGACGAGGACATTTGGTGATTGAGAAACGATTTTCATGGTAAACCTTAATCATTTCTTTCTGGAAGTTCCACATCTTGAACTTCATCAAACCCACATCAACGTTAACAATTGTTACATAGTTTTCGGCAAAGTAAACGGGGTCTTTAGAACACTTGATGTATTCGTCAACCTGTTCTTGTGTGTATTCAATTTTGACTCCTGCTTTTTTAAGCAAAGGATTATCACGATAGGTATCTTTTGCACCTATCTCAAAATCTTCAATGTCATCATCTAATACTGCACTCATTCTTTACCTTTGATGAGTTTATTTAATTCTGCGGTAGAACCAACAAAGATGGCTTTATCAATCTTGGTGTCGCCTTCTTTCTTTTTACCATCCATATCACGCATTTGTTTTTGTATGTTTAGAAGTTCTTTGTTTGCATCTACCACATTTTTTAGTAGTGTTGCATACACTTCAAATGCTCTTGGGTGTTGGCCAGCAGAAGCAATTTGACGCAATTCTTCCATTGCATCTTTACCGTTGTCAATCAAATCTTGTAGGTTTTCTTTTGATTGTTCGTATGCGTCTTTAAGGTCTTGTTTTAAATCCGCAGTTTCAACAGGCAATTTAGATTCGACGGGCACCAAAGGTTTTTCTGGTTGTTCCACCGGAGTCACATCAAATATTTTTTCCATATTCTTGTCAAAAGTATTCATCAATTAGGCACCTGTATAATAATTAATAATTCTCCATGCAGAGTTGTCCCAAATCCAAGTGGCTGCATGAGCAGTTAATGGTAAAGTTTCATATGTATTTTGTTCTATTGCATGATTTAATAGTTCCATATATTGACCAGAAGTTGTTTGAACATACACCGCATTTCCATCGGTATTAATATTCTTTACTGTTATGGTTTGTCCAAAAACAGGTTCTGTTGGCATGACAACTATAACATTATCTCCTGCTGCATTTGGATCACACAGAACAACC